AGTTACTGAATGTCACCTCTGCATTAGGGAGTCCGGTAATGGTATCTGCCCAGGTTGTGCCGTTGAAATACTGTACCTTGCCCTCTGTACCGTCCCACACCTTACGGAATCGAACTGAAGTACCATCTGTCTTGAAACCCGTGTGCTCTGCGAGTACACGACCTGTGAGGCCCTCTGCGCCTTGCGCTTGGCGACCGTACATTAGCTCAATACGCGCGTCCTTAGTCAACCAGCCCAAAGACTCCGATGCAGCATCGTTTGGGATTAGTTCATCGCTGAGCAAGTTGTGTGTGCCAGAAATGAAGGCTGGGATGTCTCGGCGGTCTTTAGCCATAATTAAATTTGCACCAATTGGCTATTCCACAATTTAGCGTTGTTAAGGATGTCTAGGGCTGCGTTAGTGTTCTCGGCAGCATAACTTTTCATCTTTGGGGCCTGCTGGATCATGAAATCATCTGCGGCCATAAAGTGAAATAGACCGTCATGGTACTCAGCTGGGAACCACGGGGTGTCTGTTAGAGCCAAGTCTGCTTTTTGAGCATGATAATCGTATTCGATTGCTTCTACCTTAGTAGGAGTAGCTGTAAAAGCTAGAGTTGAGTTAGCGTAGTCGATGTACGCGTAGTTGTTGTTGTTTCGATATTGCCGTCGGTCTGACCACGATACAACTTTAATTGGTGCGTAGTCTGTTCCACGAAACACAACTGGACGTCCAGCTTCTTCAGAAGCATCAGTGAAGTTGTTGTTGGCTGTGAGGTACAGGAAATCAGCCGGGAGGGCTACTGTTGCTACAGATGTAGAGGTTGTCCCAGAGAATTCTGATTTGGTTCCTTCCCATGTATGGGCTGAATTCCAGAACCGGTAAACCTTGTTTAACAAGTCAAGCTCCTCCTGGGTAGAAAGCTCGGTTGTGTCGTCGAGATATAGCTCGAACTTCTTGATGATTTCTGCTGCTGTCATATCACTATTATACCATTTATCGAGTACCCATCCCTAACCCCAGAAGGGTCAGAGTGGAAAGTCGATGTTAGACAGCGATTTTCACTTGAACAAATTTCTTTGCTCCATCTGCGAAAGTCTTGATACCAGCTAGGTATGAAGAGAATACTACAGTTGCTCGTTGTCGAGATTCAGTTCGCATATCAACTGGTGATAGGTCCTGAACTACAAGGTCGATAGCTCCTTTCTTACCGAAGTAACAGTTTAGCCATTCAACTACAGCACCTGACATATCAGTTGTGAACTCTAGTCGTCCAGCTCCTGTGATAGTAAGTGTGTCTGTTGCATCTACATAAGTAGCTACGACTCCAGCTTCAGTTAGGATAGCTCGGTCAGCTGCTGATACTTCATAGTATCCAGCAGCTGTGTCTTGTCCTGTTGCTGCACCGTTAATCATGTTAGCCATGATAGCTCCTTGTGCGTCTGCTGAACCTGCAATGTCAAATTCACCTGCTGTTGCTGGAGTTGCTTTCGCTGTGAAAGTAACACCTAGGATAGTTACAACTTCGTCAGCTGTAGCTACGTCAACAACTTGTGTGACTTCACCTGTTAGGTTTTCTGAGATGTACATAACAGCATTTCGTACAACACCTGCGTATCCGTTCTTGAATACTGAACCAGCGATATCGATGTCCTTGCCCATCAAGTACTGTTCGATGTCAGCAGCAGCATATGAATCGACAACTAGTGCCATGTTCATTGATACTTCTTGGTTTTCTTTTCGTCGTAGTTTTGCAGCCATTCGAGTCGTCATCTGCGGTACAGTTGTAGCAGATAGTGTGATTGGAGTTCCTGTAGATACAAGAGAAGTCAAGTCACCACTGTCGAATGTGTTTGCCGCGTTTCGTACTTCAGCGAAACATTTGAAGTCAAGATCTTGTGCAACTTTGTGCGCAACGTCTTGTCCAATGTTTTCTCCGGGGTTAAGTGGTCCAGCTTGTGTTACTTCACCGTCAGAGATACGGAATACAGCTTCTTTTTCAAGGTTGATAGTCAACAGTTCTGAACTATCTGAGATAGTGTCGATTGTTGAATCAGCTCCTCGGGTTACGTCTCGCACTACGATACCTGATGTATCGAACGCGACTCGTTCTACGCTTGCTCCAAATTTAAGAGTTGGTTCAAAACGTGTGTTCATAATTTCCTTAGACACTAGAGTCTTTAGGAAGGTGTCCTGGTATGAGTTGTCAAACTCAGGACGAAAGTCAGTTAATGACATGATATTTAGGGATTAGGTCTATAATCCCCGCCCGTTTAGCGACGGTTATCGTTGTATTGTTTTTTCAAATCGGGATCCGCTAAGACCTCTCTTCGATATTCAGTATCTTTCGATGCCCGTTGCATGTCTACCTTCGTGTCTGCGGTTCCACCTTTAGGTACGGTGGTCTCCGTGGTGCGCTTACCAGGGATGGCGTTACCATACGCCTCGTCGAGTAGTTCCGGGAAAGTCTTTGCCTTATTAGCAGGGTTTAGGGCCATTTGCTTAATTAGAGCAAGGTTGGCAATGTCCTTGTATTCAGGTGCGTTTTCCAGAGCTTTATTCAGAGCAGCCGTTAGCTTCACATCCTGCGAGGCTCGCCTTTCGTTCTCTTCGATTTTTGCTAGCTTAGCAGCAAGTTGTTTAACTTCAGAATCTGAATCGGTATCAGATACGGTTGTATCCGAATCCTTCTCTGCTCGCAATTCCGCAAGCTCAGCTTCGAGGGCCTTTCGACGTCCGATTTCTTTATCGAGTCGTGCTTTGGGAATGTTGTCAGAACCTTTGTTTTCTGTAGTTGTTTCCTCCTGAAAGTCACCAGCGGTAACTTCAGTTTCTTGCTCATCATTTACAGTTTCTTCTGACTGAACGACCTCTTCAGTGGGAGTAGTAGTGTCTTCTTGTGACATATTTAAAACCTAATTTTTAACTCCATAGTAGAGTAGGGGTGTTACCGCTTCCTAGCCGTATACTTAATTATACCACGCCATATAAATAATGGTGTGTGTAGTCTATCTAAGCGGGCGGGGAGATACTTAGATAGACTACACACCTCACTATTGTGAGAGTGCTTCTTGTAGCTGTTCGAGCAAGAAGTCTTCGTCTGCCCGAGCTGCGTTAAGCAACTTAACCAAACTTAACTTAGTGTCTATGTCTGCTGCATACGACTGAAACTCAGCTAGTGTGTTTACACTTCGCCCTGATCGAATCTTATGGACAGCATCTACAGTGTCCTTTAACAATAAAGACACTAGCTTTTTACCACCCGGTGTGTCGGCTAGGGCTTTAATATCTTGGAGGGCATCGATTTGTTCTGCCAGAATGACAGCCTCTTCGTTTCCTCCTTCTTTGATTGTCTTACTCTTTAAGGACATCAGGGTCGATAGTTATTGCTTGTTCACTTGGTACAAAACCAAACTTTTGATACATTCCGTCAATGAGCTCTGCGTACTTGGCTAGCTGCTCGTCGACTTGTACTAGTTTAGGCTCTGCTTCGTTTACGATGTTTTGATTCTCAAACGCCATCCATACGCTGTGCTTTTCTTCGTCTGACATCTCAGCTACGTGTGGGTGGTTTCGTTCGATGTTATCAATCGTAGCCCGACATAGAGAAACCTGAGCTGACAGCTCTTTTTTTAGTTTCTGTAAATCAGTCTGGTGATTCTCAATTAAATCAATCGTAAATTCAGTAACGACATTTTTCCGTTCGATTACTGAGTCTTTAAAGTTCTCTTCGTTCAGTTCTTTCAGCTCGAAATCATCGAGGTTTAGTTTATCTGACATTTTGTTGAATTACATCTTGTAGTGGCTGCGCCGGTCCTGGCTGACGTAATTGAGCTGGCCTTTGTGCTCCCCCGCCTGCTAGTGCCGCCTCTTGTTCTTGTCGTGCTTGGTCTTGTGCAGCTCGCGCTGTGTTAGAAACAATTACTTCATCAAGAGTTCCCAGATATTGTAACATGGTGTCTACTTGGTCATTATCCATGTCTTCCTCGTGATCAAGGATGTAGTCTACGAAGCGTTGCTTGTAGGCTGCGTTAGCCATTCGGTTCGGTCGGATGTTCTTGCCATCAAGGATAGATTCAATATCTCGCTCTGCCTCAGTCATAATCTTAGAGTTGCCATACCGGTCGATATCCAATAGCTGACGAATAGTATCTGGGTCTTCGCCTGCGATTGCTCCGAGTCGCTCAACAATAACCTTTTGGTTCACTAGTCCTTGTTGTCCCAGTAGAGCTGAGTAGAACGCTCCAGCTGAACGCTTACGGTTGTCTGACAGTGCCAGCTCTGAATTAGATTGCTCAGTCATAACAGCAAACTCGTCATTCTTCCTAAAAATGTCTCGACGGGAGATATCCTTCACTTCAATTCCTTCTGGACCAATGATGTCTACGGCAATCTTCTTACTCAAGTGCTCTCGTACGCCGTGCTCAAACAGAACAGCAAAGCGCTTGTACCCAAATGAGTACGACTTGTTGAATAGCCCGAAGCGGTCAGCCACGTTTTGTTGGTTCCCTTCATAAATAGTCGCTCGTCCGTCTGTGTCCTCTACCCCTTTAGCTCCGGCTGTGACACCTGATGCTGAGGCTTTGATACTCTCAAGCGTTGCAAACACTTTGAGAGGTGTCTCAATAGATGGTGTCTCCTGAATCTTAATCGCGTTAGCGGCCATACCTTGAGCAGACTTAATGTATCCGTCCTTACGATACTTTAGCTCAGCTAGGTTGCTGACCGCTGATGTGTCCACTACGCGCATCGGGCGGTTCACTCGCTCAGCGTTATCAAGCATCTGGTTGATAGACACTGACTGCGCCATAATAAGCTCGCGCACGTAGTCACACGGAGATGGTGTCCAAAACTCAGTCAAGTCAGGGATGGCAGCAAACGTCCAAAATGGCCACAGCTCGCTTTCAAACAGTTCCTTTAGAGGCTCTACCCGAATAGCTTTGCCACCACTCTCAGTTAACAGTAGGTAATACCGTTCACCCTCATACGTGGTGTACCACTCCCAAAATACAAACTTGTCCTTGTTGGACATGTTCTTTTCGCTAATCTTATGTTCATTAGCATATGTCCGGTTGTTCTTATTGTTCTTTTCGTGACTAGACTCATCAGCGTTACCACTCCCAGCCGCCAATTCCTTCACCACCGTCTGGATATAGGCACTGTCCTTCTTCATGTCGTTAATGTCCTTAACTACACCATAGCGTCCCATGTATCGCCCACGCTCTAAGTCAATCCCGCCAGCATCCGGATCAATCAAAAAGTCATACACATCGACGTTATCGAGGTGCGGCTGGTAGCCAGCTTTATCTGAACTAGCGGCGTAAGCATAAATAGCTCGTCCGTAAATAATACACTGCTTCTTGCCAGCAATATCCTTGATGTCCCAGTAGTTCCGATTAGTATCAAAGTCCTTGAGAGCGTTGAGCCGATCGACTCGCGGCCCTTGCGCCTCTTTACGCTTCATAAACTTAAACGTCAATGGAGAATCAATCTTGCTCAACAAAGTGTGCACGTGCTCTTGCATCTGTCCTAGGTCTACGTTTGCTCGTGACTCTTCGGTTTTAACCTTCTTGCCGTAGTAAAGGTTCTCATTCTTCTGCCAAGACGCAACTCGTCCTTGCTTATATCGCCGTGCGTGCAGGATTTCTTGCAATGCTTGTACGACAATCTTGTCTCGCTTCTCTTTTTTAATAATTTTTGCCATAAGTGGGACCCGCCACTGAACAAATTGATTTAATACCTGTAAATTATACCACGACTAGATACCGATATCGTCAAACAGTGGGGGTTCCACCTCTATTTCCTCGTATTGTTCGGTAAATCGCGCCTGTTTACGCATCTGCCATCCGATAGTTGCAGCCAGAAGTAAATCGAAATGTCTGGTAGCCATACCAATCTTACTATCGGTCATATCCATAGTCGTATAGCCCCGCATTTCCTTCAACAAGTTCTTGTCGTATATCTTAATCTTGCCGTCGTTGTAGGCTTTACGGAACTCGAAGAACATTAAAGGCTTACTCTTACGCGTAGTGTGCCAGCCGAGCTTCTCAGTTCGCTTAATCGTGCGACTGCCCTCGTTCACCTGAGTATAGATATTGTTGTACCCGCGCATAGCAGCTAAGGTAGCGTGCCCGGTGTTGTTGGCTTCTGGCCCGATAATACATTTACCGTACTCGTTGCCGATACGAACCAGCTCGTTACCAAACAAGTCGGGTGGGATGCGGTTATTAAAGTAGGTAGCAATTAGCACAGCTACGTCGTCGTCAAATGTCCCAAAGTCATATAGGGCTAGCGTGTTCGCGTCGCGACCTATCCCTTCGCTCGTATCAGCCCCAATACCGTACTTGTGGTGTGGCTGGTATTTACCCCAGTACTTTACCCCAGCGCTTTCCTCGTGGGGCTGGGTAGCAGCAGCAATGTCCCGATCAACAAATATACGATCAAAAAAGGCTGTATCGGCCCGGGACGGGTCGCACATATACTCGCCATAGAAATCCTCGGCATCGGACTTTATACTCTCTATCTTAGCTTTGTTGTAGCGCTCAGGCCACGTTGGTTCACCATCCTCATCCATGATAGCGATTTTATCAACCACGATGTCCGACTTGTTTAAAAACCACTGGATGACCCCTTCATCCGAAATATAGTTCCCGTTGCACATATAGTTCCCGTCAGCCGACAAAGAACTAATCGCCTCATCGATCCGAAAGATAGTCGCCTCGGTAGTGGTCAAAGATCCAATCGACTCCCGGTCTTCCACGTCGTCAAAGATAATCCAGTCAGGCCGGTTAGCATCCTGAATGTGCCCACGCTGGGTCTGCCCAATCGTACCAGCCAACAGCTTACGCCCGTCGCGGGTGGTAAAACTACCCATCGTCTCCTCGCGCTTCTTGGCATCATCCTTTACAAAGATGTCGCCGTATATCGCACGCATCTCAACGCACATGTTAAACACGTCCGTTACGATCTGCTTGGCGTTACCGAGGTTTCTGGTCAAAACCTTAATGTACTTACGTGACATATCGCGGTCGTTCAATATAACAAAGGCGATAAACAACTTAGTGAACGATGTCTTAGCGCACCCGCGAAATCCTAAGTTAAGATACTTGCTACGCCCGTAGTAGCTATCGATCATATGATCAATAAACTGATCGTGAAATTTGGCTTCCGGTGACTTGAAGTACCGGTTAAACATAAACTTACTAAATATTTCAAACTTCCAGTGTATGTAGCGCGTCGTGTCTTGGTCGCTGGAAAACGAAAAAAGCGAGTACATATCCTCGCGGGTCCCAGTCTGGAGTATATTGACGGCCATAGCCATCAGCTTGTCGTCGTATTTCCCTTTAGGAAAGGGGTTGTGTACTTCGTCTTTCATCTATGTATTGTAGCATGGGGGTGCTGTGCTTTGCCCTATAACCTAGATGAGAGCGACTCACCTCCACCATAGCTTTTCAGGGACTACAGTCTTCGGTTACAGGGCGGAACACACCATCTATACATTAAGGACTAAGGTGAGAGTTTGAGGTAAGGATTTGCCGAGATGTTTTTATTTGCTGTACAACAAACTTGATAACACTGTTCTAGAACGGGGTCGAAACCCCCTAGACATCTACTCGTATAGTCAGCCTTACATAGTAAAGGTTAAGCTTCTGCTGTTCTTTACAGCCACTCAAACCCTCGCTTTAATTCTCAATGTACTGTGATGACAGGCTAAATGGACGGTATCACTTTTCTGGGAGCTACCCATCGCTTGGCACCTTGTATACAAGTGTGTGACATACCGTTAGGTCGAAACCAACCGTCCATTTAACCAACCATCTTGTACTGTGTAAGGGGCAGGTGGGGAAAAGTACTTTTCGTGCGGCTAATACGTCTATTAGTTAGATTATAACCTCCTAAGTGATAACACGTTCCCCCATCTACCTCTTACAAATATATGTTTTCTAACGTTTTTCCGTATACGTTTAGTTTTATTTGTTCTTCGTTGGTTAATTTAGTGCCGTTTATTTGTTTTACTAATAACTCTGTTACAACTTCTGCCATTTCTGTTAAAGAACTATTAAAAGACAAGTCTGCTGGTATTAATTTTGTTGTAAGCGTTTGCTTGTTTATCTTTATTTTGTCCACACTTTCATACTACCACTAACCCTCTTTATTACAATGGGAGTTGTCCACAGTTATTGTTCATACACGTCCAAATCTATTCTCATAATCGTCTCCAACCAACACTCGACCTGACCATCGCCCGACTCGCTTGTCACACTCTGTACAGGTAATCTCGCTAATCCCGTCGTAGCGTTCAGGGTGGGGGTAGCCGTATTCTATTAGCAGCATTTTACTTTCTGGGCAAGGGCAGTTTAGTTGTTCTTTCATATCCTCTCACTATACACCTCTGGGGGAGTATTGGTAGTTAGGTTGTCCCCATATAACTTATAAGTTATATCTAAAAGACCAGATACCAGACTTCCTCAAACTTCTTATACCAGCCGTGATCTGACACATCTCCTTTGTATCTTCTTAGCTTTCGGTTGGCTTGCTTGCGATAATATTTTGCACTATGCCCGTTGCCGTAGTGGAACCACGTCTTGTACTTGATTCCTAACTCGTTGACTCGATAATCTTTTCGGGGGTAATACCTTCGGTGTAGACGTCTTGCTTTTCCATAGATCATTGTGAACTACCACAAGTGTCTTAATCGTTTGCTCTTGGTAGTTACATATTACCTATAATTATAGCACTATTTGCTTGTGTCTCTTATACCCCCGTTCCTTCTTTATTATACGTCCGACGTACTGATTGCTAATCCGGTACATTTTGGCTATCTTACTTTGCGTCAAGCCAACATCTGCCAGCTCTCTAATATGTGCGTTGCGCCCTTCCATAAATTTCATAGTAATAGCTTTCTCTGATTCTTTGTGTATGTCTATACTAGCTGGAATAAGTTTGGAACCTGTCCCAAAAAAGGCTTTCTTCTTGGTCATCTTCAAATCAATTGGTGGGACTAGACCCTCATCAATAGCTTTTATCACCCTATGATAGTTCATGGTACTTAGATTATTTTCTCTACACCATTCCTCTAGCACACGTTTATCCTCTTCTGGGAGTTCTGCCATAGCCACTTCCGGTACATCTCTAAGTACTATAACTTGACCTGATGAGGCTGTAAGCTTTTGGGTATTATTCTTAATGAGCAAGTCTGTGATCCTTTGGATAATCGCGGCGCGTTGTTTAGCGATTTCCTTTATCTCATACATTAAAAAAGAGGCGCGAGCCACCAATAAGTCAAAATCCTCTAAGGAATCTTCGTTTTTTTTATTCATTTGGTAGATTTATATTTTATAATCTGTCTTATAGCCCCTTTAACCCTCCAAATCCGACAGGTTTAGTGGGGGATATGGGTTAAAGTAACTATAAGATATAGGGTCGGTACGCCATATCGCTTGCAGGCTTGCAAGCAATCTGGCGTTACCCTCTAATCTTATAGCAACCTTACTCAAAAGTCAAGAGCTTTTTATATATTGCGCGATGCCTTAGCGCGTTTGTCAAATTACCTTTTCAAAAATTGGGAATATTTTGGCGCAGGGATATAGTATCTAGCCGCCAGAAAATAAAAAGAACACCCCCCCCACCCCCGTTGCGAGGTGCGCGGCGTGGCGTGTTTATACAGTAACTGAGTATAATAAGCATTATACCCAGTTGTATAACATGCACATAGCGTTAAAAACAAGGCTACATTGCGCATGTAGCCGTGTATTGTGTGTATGTCAATAGATGTTACTCGCTTGCTTGATCCTCGATGGTGTAGACAGGCGTGTCACCTTGTGGTGTAGTGCCTAGCGCATCGCGCATCGTAGCTTGGAGCGCTTGTACTGTGTTGTCTGATACTAGCGCCACGTGCACCGTATTAAGCGCCATTTGCTTGGAAAACGTAGCCTTGCCCACAGTCTCAGCTATAAACGTAGTAGTCTTATTGCGCAGCGCGCGCATCGTAGGGCCTTCATCATCTGTTATATCCAGGTCCTTTTGTAGGTTTTCTTCAGCCTTTGCCAGCATCTTCTCATGTTTAGTAGCTTGTGCGATGATGCGATTCTCCTTCTGGCTGATTTTCTCACTAATCAACGGGACTAGCCGGCGATGCGCATGGCTTTGAGCATACGACAAAGTATATCCAGCGCGCACAGCACTTTGCACAGCGTTACTATAGGTATCGCTTGAGGGGCTGGTGTAGTTTTTGATAAAGTCGAGCTGCATTGGTTTGAGCCGTCGACGCTTTGAGTCTTGCATTTTTGCCATAGTTCCCATCATTATACATCATATCAAGCGCTTACAATCGAACACAGCGCGCCACTTTCAACCAGTTGCCGGCTTTTGTGCAGCTTTTGCATTGTCCACAGTTATACAGATTACCTATTGACACGCGTAACACATGCTGTATATTTACCTTATAGCCAGTAACAAAGCTATTCAATATATATGATTCATTACATCAACAACAAACCACACAAGAACATCCGACTACAAAAAGCCAAGCGCCATGCAATGGCAGGCTACCGGCATGACCAGCGGGTCTACTGGCTCAAAGGCGTAGCGATCTTTGCAGCGATCACAGTAGTATGTACATTAGTAGCACTAGCAATCACCGCATAACATGCAAACAAAAACATACACCGTATACAAATACGACGAATTAACAAAAGAACAGCAGCAGAAAGCATTGGATAACTATCGAGATACAAATGTAAACTTCGATGACTGGGACTCGTGGGTATTAGATGACAGAATCGCCAAACTAGAAGCGTACGGATTTCAAGATCCCAAAATCCTATATTCAGGCTTTTGTAGTCAAGGTGACGGCGCGTGCTTCACCGCAGAATTAGACAATGGCGGACTGCTGGAGTTTATAAAAAAAGATAAAACACTAAAAAAGTACAAAACATTAGTCAAAGCTATAAACAATTGTGATATCTACGTGAACATTAGAATTACTCACAATGATAGGTACATGCACGCTTATAGCACAACAATAGAAGACTATACAGAAATGCAAAGCAATGAGGAACTTGAGGGGAAATTACTAGAAGAGTATACAGCGTGGTATGAATCATTTTTTGATCGTGACTCACAAAATGGCCGTATTGGCTGGTATATCGAAGAGTGCAACGATATCTATAGAAACCTAGAGACAGAACACGAGTATCAAACAAACGACTGCGCTGTTATTGAGTCATTACAAGCCAACGACTACGACTTTACTATTGACGGCAAAATCGACTAAAACGCCACTACATAGCCCACACAATCCAGTATTGTGTCGGCCATTGTGGGAACGTCCCGCCAGCACATTGACAACCTAGCAGCAAACAAAACGCGACCCCTTACACGGCGACCCGCGCGGTGTTTGCATTACTTACATATAAACTAAAGAAAAATGATTAAGACAATTAACGTATACGATTTTAGGCAAGCGTTTAGAAATTATGAGGACAGACGCGACACGTTTAGCTACGGCGCCCTTGAATCAATTTTCGACTACCTAGAAGACACAGAAGACGAAACCAACCCGACAGAGTTAGACGTTATATCAGTATGTTGTGATTTCACAGAATACGACAACGCATGGGACGCAATGATGCAATACCAACCAGAAGATATGCCTGTTGAGGGTGTTGAGGGTGATGACTTGCTAGAAATAGCAGAAAAAAATGAGCAAGCTGCACTTGAATGGTTACAGGAACGTACCACAGTGTTAGACGTTGAAAACATCAACCTAGAAGCGCCACTAATGGCGCCAATGCTTACAAGTATCGTAATCGCTAACTTCTAGTATGACTAAAAAACACTACGAAGCTATAGCAGCCATTCTAAAAAGCTACGACATGTACACTGAGGAGGAGATGTACACCGCGCAAAGTATAGCGCGTGGACTCGCGGATTATTTTGCAACCGATAACAAGAATTTCAACCGTCGAATGTTCCTCACAGCCTGTGGGATACCCAACTACAGTTTAGACCTAGAGGAATAGAGTTAAGCAGAACCACCCACGCGAGACGTGAAGTGAGTCAGAGAACCACCAACTAACATTGGTGGTTTTTTGTTTGTCAAAATCACCAGCCCGGGGACTAAAGGAACTACACAGGTGAGTCATAACCCTATACTCACAGCAGAAACCATTTTTATACAATAAAAACTGAGACGGGAGTCGGACATTGCTTTACAGATCACGACTGGGGATAACGCACTAGTGTAAACAGCTAAAAGGTGTATAGTAAACTTATGACAACATTAAAAAAAGGCTACCTGATAAAAAACCAAGATGGAGAAACTCAGAAAATTCTCGAAGTATGCGGAGAAATATTGTTTATTTCTTATTACGGCGACAAGAATAAATATGGCTTCACCTCCGATGAACCTCGTCTAAAAGACTTGGGCTACACCTGGGACACACCAGCGTGGAAGCCTGCACTTTGGGAGACGTACTGGTATATTGATGGACTAGGTCAAATTGTCTCGTCTATTTGGCAAAACCACCAATGCGACCATGCTCGCATAGACCTGCTAGGAACTTACCAGACCAAAGAACTAGCCAAGGCAGCGTTATTAGAAATCAGACGTAAGCTGGGGAAGTAACCGCTAACTTATGGTAAACCGCAGTAACAATAATAACTTATAACACCTATGACACAACTAACAGACAAGATGGACTGGAGAAGTGCCCTTATCGAAGTTGGTGCAGAAATAACAACCCACCAAGACGCTGATGCTTTTCTACAGTCGTTTACTTTTAATGAAGCTCAATTACTAGCTTTTTTAGAACTAGTCAAAGCCGAAGCAGTGGTGGCGGGGGATTGGGAGGCTGAGATAGAAAAATACAAAGAGCCGACAGAATTGAATGGAACAGTTTACTATCAACTACCTATAAACAAACTTACTCACCTTCTCACCGCCGAACGTGAAGCAGGGGCTAGGGAAGCTGCAGTAGAAAAATACCAAGCAATCAGTACGATAATGAACAACTTATTATCCAGTGATGTGACTAAAATTGCTAGAGACATTTATAATTATCGGGACAGAGCTGATAGCCAGCTTGAGGTTCTAACCCCACCCACTAAATAACTATGACAGCAAAAGTAACCCTAGTCGTCCTATGTACCCTGCACAACTACATGATAAGTAATTGTGTACCGCTAGAGCTATTACCAATGGAAGTAATGACGTGTGAGTTATGAACAAAAAAGAGTGGAAGGAAGTCACAGAAATACGAATTAGAATACAAGAAGAAAACTTTAGTTGGTCATTTCCGATTAAATGTCCAAGGTGGCTATTTAACATTTTAAGTAAATTAGAACTATGAAACCCCACCTGGGGATAAAGCCGTTGACGCCAATTACTAGATAAGTTACATTAAGAACGTATGGAAAACGAAATACAAAAATACGGGGACATGGTGCGCCAAGCGCCAGTCAAGCGGCAAATCCGCAAAGACTGGCAAGCCGGGCGCGCCGTACAAATGGCCAAGCAATACTTCGACGAGGGCATGTCCATGCAGTCGATCGGGGATGAGCACAGCCTGTCTAGGCAACGTGTCCATAACATTATAAATAGTTTAAAGAAATAGTATGTTCAATAAAGATTTAAAGCAGCGGATGAGTATGTTGGAGTTTCAGTTTGGGTCTGTCCTGAGGGCAACGACTGAATTGATGGAAGCCTTAGAAGAAGCGGAAGAGGAAGATGAACGAGTCGACCTGCGCATCTCGCCTCGCACCGGGAAGCCAGTGCGCGAGTATCTAAAGCGCAAAGCCTAGTCCAAACGCACTTATCAACACCTCGCCCAGCGCGAGGTGTTTTGTGTGTGGTAAACTTCCAGTATGCAATCGAATAGTCCAAGTAACCACATGATTGACTTCATGCACCGCCGAGGCATCACTGACGAAGTGATTGCCCTTTTTAATATTAGTATCTACGACCACCCGCAGATTGGTGAGTGCATCAAGATACCTTACAGCGACGAGCATAGCAAGTACCGACGTGATCCAATGTCAGACATGAAGCCTAAGTACCTGTATGACGCCGGTGGCAAGGTGACGTTGTATGGGGCCGATGTGCTACTCGAAGGGCAGCCAGCGACAGCGCAGCCGCTACTGAAGCAATCAGTAGTCATCACAGAAGGAGAACTCGACACCCTTGTCTGCTGGTCAGCGAACATTCCAGCCGTGTCATCTACTGGTGGAGCGATGAGCTTCCAGGAAGAGTGGGCTGTTACCCTCGCACCCTACGATGTATACCTCTGCTTCGACAACGACGCAGCCGGGGCTGAGGGCATGGTCAAGGTCCTGAAGTACATCCCAGACGCCAAGGTCATCCTGTTCCCTAACATCACCGGCGTCAAGGACGTGTCGGACTACGTAGCGCTAGGCAAGGACTTCCGAGCGCTCATGCAGTCAGCTAAGAGCTACGCATCAATCGAGGAGGTGATAGCAGACAAGCAGTCGCGTGACGCTGTTATGCTGCCGACCATCTTTCACGAGAAGTACATCGAAAAGGCACAGGAGGCACACCAGCGCGCGAATCGACCCGTGCCCACGTCTGACAAGACTGACGCCGTACTACGCGCGAAGGACTACCCGATGGACAATATCATCAAGTTCGGCAACGACAGGAAGGCTAGGTGTCTGTGGCACAGCGAGGATTCAGGAAGCCTACATTACTACAATAAGACCAACAGCTCTTATTGTTTCGGACAATGCGGCAAATCTTATGACAGCATTGATGCTTACATGCACGTACACAACATGGGTTTTGTAGAGGCTGTAAAGGAACTAAATAAATTAGTATGATTAAATCCTGCCAACTATGCACTAAGGAGTTTAAATCATTTCCTAGCCGGAACAGGATTTACTGTGGTAAGACCTGTAGCAATAGGGATAAAGAAGGGACTTTTGAAGTGGGTCACGAGTGGCTACCAAGGCCTCTAGTGGAGAAGAGGAAGCACAGCGCGGGTTATGTTGAGATATATACACCCTACCACCCATTCAGGAGTGTACGCAACTCGGTCTTAGAGCACCGCCTGGTTATGGAGGAGATTTTGGGTAGGTACCTGACAAAAAAAGAAGTGGTACACCACAAGAATGAGATTAAAGATGACAACAGGATAGAAAACCTGGAGTTGTTCTCCTGCCAATCGGATCACATCAAGTACGGGCATAATAAAGCTATTATATGACGCGCGACGAACTACACGAGCAGCTCGGTCAGCTGCTCTACATCGAAGACAAAGGTATTGTTGATGTGGTGTGTGCCTCGATTATTGCCAACAGCATGAAGCTAGGCGACCCAGTGTGGCTGACTCTCATCGGTCCTTCATCTGGCGGGAAGAGTCAAATCATCCGTCCCTTTGCTGCTGCCACTAAAATCATCACCCGTATCGACGACATGACACCCAACACGCTTATGTCGGGTACCCTTGGTGCGGAGAACTCATTGCTCGGGAGGATTGGCGCGCACGGTATCATCTCCATGGATGACTTGACTGTGTTGTTTAGCAAGAACGCCGAGGCGCGAGGTGAGATTCTATCCCAGTTCCGTATGCTGTACGACGGGCGCTTTGCCAAGAGCTCAGGTAACAGGAAGGAGGAGATGGTATGGGAGGGCTATCTAGGTATGATCAGTGGCTCTACCCCTAGTATTTATCGCTACTTCGCAGAGGTAGCAGACATGGGTGAACGGTTTATTAACTACCGGATGAAACCCTTTGACAAGCACAAGGCCGTAGCCTTCATCAGTAACAACAACCTAACCTCAAAGGACCTGGATGCTCGAATAGCCGTCATCCTAGAGGAGTTTCTGGCTGAACGGTTGCAGGACGACAAGCAGTACTGTGAGCTGTCCGATGAGGTAAAGGCAGTCATTGCCAACATCAGTGAACACTCGACCCTCATGCGTACCTCTGTCCACGTTGACGAGCGCTCTGGCTTTGTTGATGAGTTCCCGGAGCCAGAGATGCCGTTCCGTGTGATGAAACAGCTGACCAAGATAGCCGAGGCGCTACAGGTAGTGAACCGAGGACCGCTAACAAAGGAGCTGATTGCCACACTAGAGTGGACTGGCTGGAGCCTAGCTAACGACAAGCGCCGGGCGTATATGCGTCACCTAGTCGGGCTAGAGGACAGCGGTAAGCCCCTAACGAGTCGCAACATCAGTGCCTGCACGGGGCTAGAGACGAGTATCGTTAAGAAAGGGTTAGACCACTTGCAGGCCTTGGACGTTATCCGACTCAAGGATGAAGATGCAGCCGGGCAGAAGCGCTGGTACATCCACAACAAGGAGATAGCCAAAGTGGTGCGGCGCTTAGACCCACCCGATTATGACCAGTTAAAACTAATTGATGACGTATGATCTACTCTAAAAAAGAAACAGACGACAACTGGGCGTTCATGCAGGCTGGCGACGACAACAATGTGTACTTCGAGGATGGCACTAAAGAGCGCCTAACCAGAGGGCATTACATGATAGACTTCGGTAGTCAGTACAAGGGCACCACCTTGGACAACCTGGACGACGAGTGGTGGCTCAAGATGCTAGGCGAGAAGAACGACTGGTTCATTAACAAGTGTTTGAGTTTATGAAGGCAATTAGAGTTGGTAACATTCTTATAACACCCCACGCCAAGAGCCGCATTGACGAGCGCATTGGTATATCTGATAGAAAGTTGGGTAAATTTGTGCGCAAGGCTTTGGAGCGACCCGATTCAGACTCACCTAAACTGAATCGCAAGGTGTACAACACGCAGATGCACCATAAACCTCAGTCAGTTGAGAGAGACGGAAAAAGAATCATTAAAGAATTGATGGGATTTATCTTCATCTTTTGTATGAAAACAAGAGAAGACGGTCGTACAGAATTCCACTTAATAACAGTTTTATGAGCTACCCACAAATTAACGAAGATGACATGACAGCTAAGGAGTTGGCTGACATGCACATGAATGAAGAATTATGGACAAATTACGGCCATCCAGAAAATGTGTATTAAATGTGCTAGTATTGTCACATGACAAATCATTCAGCTGGAGGACTCTCTAAAAAAGAAAAATTCTTTACCTTGTTTAACAACGCTAGGTGCAGAGTGACAGATCCTACAAACCCTAACTACCCTCGCTATGGCGCTAGGGGTATTAAGTTTTTGTGGACTAATTATTTAGACTTTAAAAAAGACATGTGCGATTCTTATGTTCGACACCAAGAAGAAAACGGTCCGAACAACACAACTTTAGAGAGAATAGATAACGACGGTCCCTACTCTAAAGAGAACTGTAGGTGGGCGACGTGGGCTGAGCAAGCTAAAAATCGCCGCACAAGCAGATATTTGACGTATAAGGGCGAAACAATGATAATCGCTGATTGGGCAAGGAGACTAAATACAAGTCGTCAAACCATAAGGAACCGAGTCGAGTCTGGTTGGGAAATAGAAGATATTATCAATACTTCAATAAGTTATGCCAATAGAAAAAGTCCTAAAACTTAGACCCCACCAACAAAGATTTATGGAGGAAAATCCAAACAAGGCTTTTCTTATGTGGGAATGTCGAACGGGTAAATCATTGCCAGGAAAGTTATGGAGCGAACACCCTATAAGGAATCGAAGTGTTGTGGTAGTTTGTCTTAAAAGCAATAAAACTGAGTGGGAGGAGTTGTGCCCAGACGCTAAGGTCTACTCTAAAGAGGAATTTAAGAAACATATAAAGTATATTACCTCAACGAAACCTTCAGCTATTGTTGTGGATGAGGCTCACAACTTTGCTGCCCCTCTTTTCATCGCTAAAAAGCGTAGTGCTTTAGCTGAATCTTTTTATAGTCTGGTAAAAAAGTTCCCTGAGATGCATATACTGCTACTAACAGCCACCCCTTTAACTAACGACCCGGCGTCGCTACACACACTACTCACCTATCTAGGTAAGTACAGCGAATGGAAGAACTACCAGTCACGCTTTTATAATTTAGAATACAAACCCTTCCTACCTCGCCCTGCGTGGTTCCCTAAAGATGGATGGAGAGGAGAAGCGAACAAAATACTAATTGAACATGCTAACATTGTTTCATTAGCTGATTGTGTAGATTTCCTGCCCCCGGTTACACACGAGGTAATAGTTATTAAGACAGGTAAGCGCCCCTATGAGGAGGATGAGGAGTACCACTGGACCAAGGACCACCTACATGAGCAGAGCAAGAAGCTACCAGAGATACGGCAGATTGGTAACGGGTTTCGTAAGGTGATCCTCGTGTGTCACTACACTGAGCAGATCGATGCGCTAGCGAAGCAATTAAAGAAGGACCGGCCAGTATTTATACTTGACGGCAGGACCAAGGACGCAGCTAAGGTGAAGCGCGAGGCGCAGGGGGCCTCTGACTGCTACCTAATTGTGCAGGCCAAAATGGGTTTGGGCTGGGACGGCTATATGTTTAGTTGTATGGTGTTTGTCTCATCTGCCCACCGCCAGATAGACTACACGCAGATGCTGGGGCGCTTAACGTCTGTCGACCATGGCAAGCCGATGCTGTACTTTCACCTGATTGGTGGTAAATGGGACAAACTCATCCATGATACACTGGTGGCAGGAGAAGACTTTAACCCCCATCGACATGCAAACCAGAATAGTTAATCAGTGGACAGAAGGTAATGAATTTTTCTTATTAGGAATAATGTTTCATAGTTGTGATTTATGCTCAGGCTTTGAATTTTTCTTTTTTGGAATAGGATTCGGTTTTCGAGTTGGGCTATGACACTACCAGAACTACCACGCAAGAATAAGCGTATCGAAGCCAAGGTGGACAGCCTGGTGGCAGCAAAGCTGGTTAAGCTACATGCGCATCGCAACTGGGCACTAGAGGTAAAGATTAAAGGTGGCAGGCTCAAACAGCATCAGATTGTTGCCTTGAAGCAAGTTGAGAATGGTATATTTAAGCCGTACAAGATACCTGACATGGGTCAAAAGAATCCGTTTGACTTCTTTTACCTTGGAGACGCCGACGCGATAGTCTGTGTTGCCGAAGGGCGAAGCGTGACGTGCGAGGTGAATAGTGGAGTGATAAAATACGAGTTTAAGATATAACAAAAGGCCACCTGATAGGTGGCCTTTTGTTATATCTCTATACCTTAGTTAAAGGGTACGTCTTCTTTTGGTGCCTCTTCTTCGTCTCCGACTCCAAGTGCCTTCATGTCTTTCGCCTCTAGTTCCTTCACTGTCGGGTTGCCTGCATTTTCTGGAAGTGTGCCTGATGTGAAAGTAAAGATTTTAGCGGGATGGTTTCCTTTTTCTTTTGGTTCTCGCAGTTCAGTCAGCTCAACTGACAGCAAGTCACCAATCTTTACTTCGTTGGTTGAACGAACAGCAAAGTACGGGTCACGTTTGATAGCTACATTCTTGAGTGTTCCGTCAGCCAGTTCTAGTGTGAACCCTCGCTGGTGTTTAAACTTCCCTTCTGCTGCTCGGTAGTACGCATCTTTTAGGATACCTTGGAACTTATCACCAACCTTTTCGAATGTTGCGAAGCCGTTGCCCCAAGCAGCATCCATCGGTCGAGTAAGTTCTTGTGTTTCGAATTTTGAGAAATCGTTTGTCATGTATTGTTTATTTATTGTGCGTATCCCGCACCTGTGGATAGTATAGCACCTGTTGGGAGGTCAGCATGTTACTATCAACAGATGAGAATAATCAACGTAGAGCAGGGGACTGAGCAGTGGCTAAAGATGCGAATTGGCATGATTACCGGTACTCGATTGAAAGGTGTAATGGGTAGTAAAGTGGTGCAAAAGACGCTAATGAATGAGCTTATAGCAGAACAGATGACAGGTTTACCAAAACAAATCTTTGTAAATGCCGCGATGAAGTGGGGGACAGACAATGAAGAGTTTGCGGTCTGGGCTTACGAGCATAAGTACAAGCGCACTACACAGGAGGTAGGGTTCTGCATCAGTGATGAATTTCCTTATTTAGGTCTATCTCCGGACCGGCTTATTATGACCAGCAACAAGTATCGACGAGCGGTTGAAGTTAAGGCGCCTATGACAGAAACCGTGGTAAAGTATATATTAGATGGAGGTATTCCCCCGGAGTACAAATGGCAAGTCGTTAATTACTTTTTAGTGTGCGAAGACCTTACTCACTTAGACTTTGTAATCTACGACCCTAGGATCCGCGACGTAGAACGGAAGCTAACCAAGATTGAAGTGACGAGGAAGGATGTGGCCTCAGACATAGCCGCAGCCAAGGAGCGCTTAGTAGAATTTAGAATTAACTGGGAGGAAAAGTTAAAACAATTAGGACTATGATAATCGGAATCGTCGGATTTAAGCAAGTAGGCAAGAGTACTGCCGCCAAGTATTTAGAAGACAAGTACGGCTTTGCCCGTCACAACTTTAAAGACGCACTGGTGCAGGAGCTAAAAGATAACTTTCCTGATTTGCTGAAAGAAATTGCTTACACTAGAGACTGGGACAACGGAATGGAAAGCGCAATCGAAGACTTGTTTATAAAGAAGCCACCCCTCATGCGTGCCTTAATGATTAACTACGGGACAGAGGTAAGGCGTAAAGATAATCCGCATTACTGGACAGGGCAATGGTCACAGGCTTTATGTCCTGAACTAGATACCGTAACCGATGACGTTCGTTTCTTAAATGAAGCCGAGGCAATAAAGATAGAAGGTGGCATCATCATCCGCCTCACCCGCCCCGACCTGCTCACTGGAGGCGACCACGTAAGCGAAACAGAGCAGTTAGAGATAGTAGCCGACCACACCATCGAGTGTGACCCTGGCGACCTTGTAAACTTGTACCGTCAGCTCGATGATATGGTCAGGTTTTAGGTAACGGTGCGGTCAACCAGATGTATGAAGAACCTGTGAATAACTCAAGAAACAACTAGCGGAGGTGGTATAGTTGTGGTATGTCCACATATAAAGACGAGATTGAAGCGTACGTCAAAGCAAACCCTGGCTTATTTACCCGCCAGCAAATAGCAAAACATTTCAATAAACCCTATGACCGAGTTAGAAAAATAGCTACTGAGCGCAATCTTAGTAGCTTTTTTGATAGTGGTATAATTATGAAGGAAAGCTCATTAACACAGGAGGCTGTAATGACTGAACCAACTCGGGCGGATGTCAACAGGCTCCGTCAAATATGTGAAGAACGCGGATTACCCTTCGAGAAGTGGGGCATCTGGTGGGACAAGACCAAAGATTCTTCCATCGCTTTCTATAACAAGGAAGCGAAGGAAATCGAGGAAAAGTCCCAAGAAGAATTCTTGAAACGAATATCTAAAGCTGCACCTCGCATAAAGAAATCGCCTGTACCGACAAAGACACTGGCGATTGCAGCGAGCTTCGATGTACATATCGGCAAACATTGTGAACTGATACGTACTGGTCGCGAATATACGCCTGACATGGCCGTTAAGCAAGTCCTTGAAGGGCAAGCTGCATTGTTTGGACTCACTAAGCCGTTTGGTGTCACTGACATCTTGCTGCCAATGGGCAACGACGTTGTACACGTTGACGCTAACAACTCCAAGACTACTGGTGGCACACCACAAGACGTATACGGGTCTATCGAATCACAGATGCTACTGGCAACTGAGATGTATATCCGTTCTATCGAAGGGTTTGCCGTCAATCACAACGTCTGGCTGTGTCACGTACACAGTAACCACGATCGGGTAGCTGGCTGGAGCGTTAGCCAGATGGTCGCTCGATACTTCCACAACCACCCACGAGTACATGCGGCTATTCCATCTATTGGACAGCATCACCGCAAGTACTTTGTGTTTGGTGACAGTCTTATCATGTTCCATCATGGTGAGGCGAAAGAAGAAAAGCTGCTCGGCGTAATAAAGGCAGAGGCAGGATTTGCCCTTGCTCAAACCAACCGAGTGTACGTCTACCAAGGTCACACGCATCACAAAACACTGAGTAAGCGTGGCTTAAATACCGAAATGGGTGTAGAAAAAGACCACTCATCTATGACGGTAATCAAGGCGGGTAATGGTGCAGTTAATCAAATGTATGTGGAGACTGTACGCTCTCCATCCCCAGCAGATGATTGGCACAGTCAGAAACTGTTTCTTAACATGCCCGCTGTAGAAATGTTCATTCACAGCGACAAAGCCCAGTTTGCAAGGTTTACACACTGGATGTAAAACTTAAACCCCCCTCTTTGGAGGGGGGTCTTTATTTGTTTCTGATAATGGGGTATACTAGAGGGTATATGAAATGGAAACAAATACCACAAGTAGGAGGAAACTATGAATGTAATACAAACGGGGAAATCCGTAGGGTTCTAGGAATTGTAAAGTTCGGTAAACAAACAAGAAAAGTAGGAGGAAACGTTTTAAAGCCTAAGACTAAAAAAAATGGTTATCTTGAAGTTAACTTAACTGTAAGCAACACATCTAAAAGCTTTTACGTTCACAGGTTGATAGCTGCGGCTTGGTTAGATATGACTACAAATAACTTGCAGGTAAACCATAAAGATGGTGACAAAAGTAACAACACAATTAGAAATCTTGAGGTTGTGACGCAGAGTCAAAACATGGTTCATGCGTATAAATTAGGTTTGATAAAACCTAGAAACTTTAAAGGTTCGAATCACCCAAACGCTAGAACTAACGAGGAAGAGGTTGTTAAAATAAGGCACGAACATACAAACCACCATAGTATAAAAAGATTGTTAATTGACTACCCGCATTTAACAAAACCTATTCTTACTAAGATAGTGTACCGCGAAAGCTGGAAGCATGTGATAGTGCTATAATTGTAAGTTCAATCTTAATTTACTTTTATGTTCATCGGCAACCGTATCAAAATCACCTCAGAAGAAACAACTAACTACGTGATACGGGACATACAGACCCAGGACCAGCTAGACAAGTACCGAGGGTTGGAGGGTTACGGTATAGAGGTGCTGCCAGTTATCCACAACAACATGGCAGAGTGTGAGTCTTGCTCCGCTTAGTAGTGTATAGTGTTAGTAACCCAGTAGTGGTGTGTTTAACAGGCGTATGATGTATTAAGTCACCGTATGGTG